CAGGGAGATAACAGGATATCAACAGGATGATAACAACTTAATAACAGGATGCCAACAAGATGATAACAGGATGGTAACAACAGATAAAGAATATAAAGAATATAAAGAATATAAAGAATTAAAAGAAAGTAAAGAAGTAAAAGAAGGTAAAGAAAAAAAACATATATATGGCGAATACAAACATGTCAAGTTGACTGATAAAGAACGAGATCAGTTATTCAATGACTATGGAGAAGCAGATACCCTTAAGGCTATTAAGTACCTGGATGAGTATATCGAGATGAAAGGTGCCAAGTATAAGTCTCATTACCTGGCTATGAAAAAGTGGGTGTTTGATGCCGTATCAAGAGGCAGTCCCGAGAAACAGGCACAGTCGTTAGCAGAGAAATGGGGGTTGGCATGACGTTAGAAGAGACAAAAAAACTATTGATGGCTATAGATGCCACATATCCGACATTCAAGACTGAAAATCCGATGGTCACAGCCGAGACATGGCATTGGGCATTGGAAGAGCATCCGGCAGAAGCAATTATGGCAGCCTTGAAAATTTATATCAACACAAACAATACAGGCTTCGCTCCTTCTCCGTCACAGCTTATAGGCGCAATGCAGAGCGTGAGACATAGTGAGGAATTAACCGAAGGAGAAGCATGGACGATGGTCAAGAAGGCAATCGGGGACAGCGGATATCATGCACAGGAGCGTTTTGATGAGCTGCCGGAGATAGTGCAGAAGGCAGTAGGTAGTCCGTCAACACTTCGGGGATGGGGCATGTGTGATAGCGAAGATGTAAACACGGTGATCATGTCAAATTTCCAAAGAGCATACAAGGCAGAGCTTTCCAGGAAAGAATTTGTCGAGAGTGTACCGGCAGCCTTGTCGGATGTGATCAAAGGGTTAGCAGAAAAGGTATCACCGAGGATTGAAGAGAATGAGTAGAGTGAGATCAATTATATCCGATGACGAAGAAAAAATCTGTTACCTGTGCGGCAAGTACGGAGATATGGAAGTACATCACATCTTTGGTGGTTCAGTCCGGCAGATAGCAGACAAGCATGGCTTGGTAGTTCATCTGTGTCCTTCATGTCACAAAAAGCTACATGATCACGGAGAGAACAAGCAGCTCTTGCATGAGATAGGGCAGCAGGCTTATGAGGATCAGATCGGGACAAGAGAGCATTTTATTGAAGAGTTTATAAGGAGTTATCTATGAAGGATAAATACATATGCTCATGTTGTGGCGGCAGAGTAAACAGGATAACCATGACATGTGAATATTGCGGCACACAGTACGATGATACAGACAGAGGCCTTTTAAGGATCGAGACGTTTCACAATCCTGTTGTAACATTATGTGCGCAAACGGTCATTGATAGCTATGCAGTAAAGACAATAGGTGAAGAAGCCACAAGTGAGATTATACAGCAAAGGTTAAGTAGGGAGATGGCAGAAGCTATCAAGGGCATCATGAGGTATGACTTTGATTTTGATCCTCGTTACATGCAGATCAAGGCTAGGGGAACAATCAAGGCGGTAGTTCCTAAAGAACAGGGTGAAATTAGTTTAAGCAGATCGGTAGCAGGGAACAGTTTATTGAGGAATTTGTAAGGAGTTATCTGTGATTATAAACAATGATCCCGAGTACGAAAAGAAAAAGGCCTTTGAAGAGAAACTTGCACGTTCCGAGGATCAGCAGAAGGAAGATATGCTTGCAGAGCTTCGGAAGGAATCTACAGCAGTTATATGCCTTGCGACTTTATATGCCAAAGGGTATGAAAATTACGGCATAGATATAACAAAGGCCTGGGAAACAACAGAGCAGCAGGCGGCAATCTTACAGAGGATATACAGAGAAGGATATCACAGGGGACTGTTGGAAGGTATTGGACAGGGAAAAAAGATAGCACAAGAGGAAGCAATGCAGGTAAATCCAATGTCGGGTGATGATGAGTTTTGGGAAGGGCCAAAGATAACAAAGGACATTTTGATAAATGAAGGACGGATACAAAGTAGTTAGCCGGTTTATAGGCGCACATAACATGAGCGAAGGAGACAGAGCAGAGAATGACTTTTATGCTACAGCTCCCGAAGCAGCCGAGTGGTTAGTGCTAATAGAAAACCTTAATCACAATATTTGGGAATGCGCCTGCGGTCAAGGACATTTATCAAAGGTTTTTGAACGGCATGAATACAACGTGAGAAGTACAGACTTGATAGATCGGGGATATGGACAAGGCGGTGTAGACTTCCTGGAATGCAATGAGCCATATGACGGGGATATAGTTACAAATCCACCATACAAGTTAGCAGAACAGTTCCTTGAGCATGGGTTGGATCTTGTGAGCGAAGGAAACAAGGTGTGCCTGTTCCTAAAGATACAGTTCCTGGAAGGCAAGTCAAGGAAAAAGCTCTATGAGAAGTATCCACCAAAGACTGTATGGGTATCATCATCCAGGATCAAGTGTGGTACAAACGGAAACTTCTCAAGTTCAGCTTCGATGATGGCTCTTGCCTGGTATGTATGGGAGAAGGGATACACAGGGGATACGGTTATAAAGTGGTTTAACTAGAAGGGAGAGACCAATGGACATAGATGAAATGCTCAAAGAATATGACAAGGGTGGTAAGTTTGCAGACTATGCAGATAAGGCCTGCGAGATGTACGGAGACACGGTAGAGGACGAATGCCGGAAGGCAACAGTCCAGGACTATTACAAGAGTGTGGTGGACAAGAATGGATGCAACAGGGAGAAGGAGAGCGTATGACAACACAGGAAATAGAAGAAGCTATTAAGTTTAATGCTCACGATATAGCGGTAGAAATAAAGGTTGCCGAGGATCTTCAGAATTCCCAGGAAAGTAGATTCTCAAGGGACTGTGCAAAGGCGGCAGCTTATGAGCAGATTAGAGAGATGATATTTGGGGGTGATTAGAAGTGAAAAGAGAATATACACGGGAAGAAGTGATTGAGAGGATAAGGAAGTTTGCTACAGGACAGCAAGATCCTCATGCGGCATATAAGTCGTTTTGGGATGAGGTTTTGGAAGAGTTAGAGCAAGAGCCGACAGACCGAATTGAATACGGCACAGACGGAAATGCTTATAAGTTGTGGATGTCAAACGGCAAAGAGTTTGAGCAAGAGCCGTGTGATGATACTGTCAGCATAAGGAAAGACGTACTCAAATGCCGAGTAGGGAAGTTGGTAGTCTACAATGTCGAGTGGTTAAAAAAGCACTGGCAAATGGAAAGGGATATAGTTTGCGGAGTAAAGCCGTGTGATAAATGTGCTATGAATGGTAGTAGTAGCAAATATTGCGATAATTGTAAATACAAACGAACGAGCATTTGCGGTAATTGTGATGATTTTGATGAGTTTGAGGAAACCGACTTTGTGCAAGAGCATAAAAAGATACCAGTAATGCTTGACTTAACTCCGTGCGATGATGCGATAAGCCGTGAAGCGGCAATTGATGCTATTGAAAGTTGGTTGTCATGTTGTAATTATAACAAGGCAGAACGTCATATTATGAGAGCCACACAGAGCATATTATATGATTTACCTTCCGTCACATCCGGCAGACATAAGGGGCATTGGTTGCATAAAAAGGTAACTGATGATTATAGAGTTACTGGACAATGTTCAGAGTGCAAACATAGAACATACTTAGATGCTTTTTGTCCGAGATGCGGTGCAGAAATGGTTGAGCCACAGGAAAGTGAGGAATAAAGATGGGCTGTATAGCAGAGATTGTTTACGGTATGGTTGAGTGTAATGGTGATTGCGAACATTGTCATTGGTGGGATGAGCCACAGGAAAGTGAGGATAAGGGATGAGGTGTAAATGCGGCTGCATGATGATATGGAATTGCGACTACAAGTACGGAATATTTGTCAGTTGGTATTCCTGTCCTATGTGCGGTTACGATACACGAAACCAACAATACACATGGAGTGACCATACAGAAAGGGAGAGTAGCGATGCAGATAGTGATTGAGTTAGACGAAATAGATTACGAACTCATTACGGAAAAATATCCAAACGAATTAAGTGAGGAATATATTGAACGTCTTTTTATGAAGATAGAGGACGGCACAGTTCTGCCGAAGCATGGACGGTTGATCGATGCGGATGCACTATTTAATGAGTTTTGCGAAATAGCGTGTGAGCCATATATAAACGCACCGACAATACTTGAAGCAACAGAGGTGATAAACGATGTGGAATAGTCCGATAGAAAAGATTTATGGAGATATTCATTCGCAGATGGTTAAGCAAGACGAGGAGAACATGATGTATACCGTCAGACAAGCGGTTGGGTATTCGGTTGACAAAAATGAATTATTAAAAGCCTTACAGTATGACCGTGAACAGTACCAAAAAGGATATGACGATGCTATGTGTGTCATTGAGGACATACAGGCAGAGATAGAGGATGCTTTGAAGGCTTGTGTCAGTATAGAAGATAATACTGAAAAAGGTATATATCCACGGCTTTATAGCAAAGATCAGATGAGAGGCCGGAAAATAACGTATGAGCATTGTTTGAAGATTATCGACAAGCACATGAAGGGGGAGCCGGATGAGATGGACAGATGAACAAAAAGAGATGTTGAGATCGGGTATGACGAATGAAGAGATAGCAGCCGAAGTCGGCAGATCAGTCACAGCAGTACAAAGTGCAAGGATGTATTACACAGGCCACACAGTAGAGATGGCAAGGGCAAAGACATTAGATAGTCAGAAGATAGCAAGGATAACGTCAGAGGCTCGTATCCTGGACTTGGCAAAGAGAATGAATATAAGAATAGAAAGGTAGGTAGAAGGATGAACAGAACAATATCAATGGGCAATCTAACAGATGATCCGAAGATTAGTGAGACAGCAAGCGGTAAGAAGTACGCAAGGTTTACACTTGCACTCAATAGGATGAACGGAGAGGCAGACTTCCCGAGATTTATAGCATGGGAGAAAAAGGCAGAGTTCCTGGAGAAGTATTGCCACAAGGGTATGAAGCTGCTTGTAGAAGGACACATACAGACCGGCTCATATGAATACAACAATGGCAAGGTATATACCACAGACATTGTGTGTGATCAGATCGAGTTCTGTGAGAGGAAGCCGAAGGATGGGACGGAAGGACAGCCAAAGAAAAACCTTGATGATGATTGGATGAATATACCCGATGGCCTTGATACAGAGGAGATACCGTCTAAGTAAGGGGAAAAGGGGGAGTTATGCCTAGTGTAAATACTTATCAGAGAGATCCGTATGTCAAGTGCAAGTATTACAGGAAGGAATCGAGTACGGATATCAAATGCCTGGGAGTGTGCGGTACACATACCATAAACACTTTCGTTACAAAGGCAGACAAAAAGGAGTACAAGGCAGATTTTTGTAACGGCTACATGTGGAATTGTCCACTTTATATTGCACTTGAGGTTGATCATGGGGAGACAGAATAAGTCTCCCTTTTGGGGGTGTTGTATTAAATGACTAAAAAGAAACGTATAGTAAAGAGTGGGCATAGCAAAGAGAGGATGCTTACACCAAAGGAAGAGAAGTTTGTTAAGGAGCTTGTAAAAGGCAAGTCCCAAAGACAGGCTTTTAGGAGCGCATATCCGTCAAGTCTCAAATGGAAGGATGCCACAGTAGACAAGAGAGCTTCCGAAAAATTCCATAAAAGGGAGATTAAGGGGAGATATGAAGAGCTTCAAAAGAAAGTAGCAGATAGAACGGTATATGATGCGGCAGAAGTCCGGCAGACCATACTTGACACGCTTATGGCTATTCTTACAGCAGATGTCGCAGATGGTGATGTAGATGGCAGAGCAGTCAAGAACAAGAAATGGGACAGCAAGAACAGGACTATATATGAGCATTATGACAAGCTAGAGGCCGCAAAGATGCTTCGTGAGATGCTTGGCATTGATCCTGTTGATGCAGGCAATGGTATCACAATCAAGATCGAGAACGGACAGGGTTATGATGAATAGTCACACTTTGAAAGGAGACTATATGGAAGAGTGGAGAACAGTAGTCGGCACAGATGGCATGCTTGAGGTTAGCAACCTGGGAAGAGTTAGATCGTTGTTAAGAGGAGAGCCATATATCCTTAAGACGCAGAAGGATAAAAAAGGATATCACAGGCTTCGCATAACAATTCACCGGCAGAAGATGTGCTTTAAGGTACATAGGATAGTTGCCCAGGCTTTTATCGACAATCCCGACAATCTACCACAGGTCAATCATATTGACGGAAACAAAGAAAACAATGCCGTTGACAATCTTGAGTGGGTGACAAATCAACAAAATGTTATACATTCCTTTGCTATGGCAAGTGGGGAGTTCGTAAGTGTCAAAGAAATGAAATATGTTCCAGGCAGAACACTTGTCAATGGTAAAAGAATAAACACACGCAAGGTTAATCAAAGCAATGAGGCCAGGAGAAGAGAGGTAGTTGCCACAAAAGACGGAGAGAGAATGGACTTTCACAGCATAAGAGAAGCCGAGAAGTATTTTAACTCAAGGCACATATGCGCAGTCCTTAAGGGTAAGAGATCCCATGTAAAGGGATGGTCTTTCTCCTATAAGGAAGGGGGTGATGTCCATGATAACCCTAGCAATCGGAGAGCCGAATGAAAAGCAGAAAAAGTTTCTGTTAGATAAGCACAGACATGTCGGCTACGGTGGTGCTAGGGGCGGCTAGGCGGTAAAAGTTGGTCGCTTCGCACAAAGGCGATTTTGATGTGTGCAAAGTATCCAGGTATCAAATGTCTGATCGTGAGGCGGTCATATCCCGAGCTTGAAGGGAACCACATACAACCATTACGGCAGATGCTCATAGGCATAGCGAAGTACAACCAACAGCACAAGCTGCTTACTTTTGCTAATGGATCAACAATAAAGTTCCAATATTGCCGTAACGATGCAGACTTGGATCTGTTCCAGGGACAGGAATATGACATTATCTTCATAGATGAGGCTACACAGTTTTCAGAATATCAGCTTAAGGCTATAGCGGCCTGTAATCGTGGTGTCAATTCCTTCCCGAAGAGGATGTACTATACATGCAATCCAGGTGGACAGGGACATGGATATATAAAGCGACTGTTTATAGACAAGCACTATGAGGCAGGGGAGATACCCGAGGACTATTCCTTTACACAGGCTCTTGTCACAGACAATGCGGCCTTGATGGAAGCAGATCCCGAGTACATCAAAAACCTTGAAGCCTTGCCGCCCAAACTTCGTGAGGCATGGCTCAATGGTTCATGGGATATCTTTGAAGGGCAGTTCTTTGAGGAATTCAAGGATGATCCCGACCATTACATAGACAGACAATGGACACATGTTATCGAGCCTTTTGCTATACCGCCTGGATGGAACATATACAGATCGTATGACTTTGGCTATGCAAAACCGTTCTCATGCGCATGGTGGGCAATGGACTATGACGGTATATTGTACCGCATATTGGAATATTACGGATGGACAGGCATACCTAATGAAGGTGTGAAGTGGTCTCCCGACAAGCAATTTACAGAGATAGCAAAGGTAGAGAATGAACATCCGTATTTGAAGGGCAGACAGATATTCGGGGTAGCAGATCCTGCTATATGGAACAAGGAAAGTGGTGAGAGCGTGTATGAGGCAGCTCTTCGGCACCATTTATTCTTTGAGAAGGGTGACAACCAAAGGATAGCCGGATGGATGCAGATGCATTACCGCATGGCATTTGACGATAACGGATACCCGATGATGTATATATTCAAGAATTGCAAGGCTTTTATCAGAACAATTCCTTTGATGATGTATGACGAGACACATGTAGAGGATCTTGATACAGACTTGGAAGATCATGCGGCAGATGAAGCAAGATATATGTGCATGAGCAGACCGATTAAGCCTGTTATAGCAAATAAGCCGGTTCCTGTAGGGGATGATCCCCTTAATCAGAGAACACCTAAACGGAAGAGCATATATGTTGAGAGGAGCAGAACATGATTGATAAGAGATTAGAGGACGAAGAAAAAGCCATAATGGATGCCGTAGCCTTTGGAAAAGGGTACACAGGCGGTGACAATGATCCTAATTCGCCTTATCCGCATCAGCCTACACCTTTAGGAGTGGCACAGATAGTAGACAGTAGCAGACAGGGATCTCCTTCTGTTGACATTCCCAATACCACCAGCGAGGCCGGAGTAGCCGCCCGGCCTCAACCTACCAAAATCACAGAAGATACATTGCGTAAGGGTGATGAGCTTCTTCGTAAATACAAGTCGGGCAAGAGAAGCCTGGAAGATAAGATAGTCAAGAATGAAAGATGGTGGAAGATGCGCCATTGGGAGATGTTATCGAGCGAAGATAACAGGGATGATCCGAAGCCGGCAAGCGGTTGGCTCTTTAACACTATCATTTCCAAGCATGCAGACTACATGGACAGCTTTCCGACAGCAGATATCCTTCCGAGAGAGATCGGAGACGTAGACGAGGCCAAGAGGTTATCGTCTATTATCCCTGTAGTTATGGAGCAGAACGAATACAGGCAGATATATTCTGAAGAGATATGGTATAAGCTCAAACACGGTACGGGAGTGTACGGTGTCTTTTGGGATCAGAGCAAGCTCAATGGACTTGGAGACATTCTGATCAATTCAATGGATATCCTGTCTATCTTTTGGGAGCCTGGGGTAAAGGATATCCAGGACAGCCGTAACGTCTTTACCGTGGAATTAGTCGATAACGACATTCTCAAGGAGAGATACCCACAGATAGCAGACAAGCTCACGGCAAGTTCCGATACGCTTGTAAAGAAGTATTGGCATGATGACAACATAGATACGACCAACAAAACAGCGGTCATTGATTGGTATTACCACAAGACGGTCAATAACAAGAAAACACTTCAATATATCAAGTATGCGAATGATGTGTTGCTGTATGCCACAGAGGAAGATCCCGAGAAGGCAGAGAGAGGACTGTATGATCATGCGCTGTATCCGTTTGTGTTTGATGTACTGTTCCCCGAGGTAGACATGCCTTGCGGTTTTGGCTTCGTGGATGTGTGCAAAAACGCACAGACAACAATAGATATATACAATAACTGTTTCGAGAAAAACGTACAGTTCGCCTGTTCCCCAAGATATATCTCAAGGAATGATGGTGGTATCAATGAGGAAGAGTTTGCAAATCCCAACAATCTGATCGTTCATACAAACGGCAATCTTGGTGAGGACAGCATACAGCCGATAGTCTCACCCGTACTTGTCAACAGCAATTACATCAATCTGCTTGATAACAAGGTTAACGAGCTTAAAGAGACAGCCGGTAACAGGGATGCCACAACGGGTGGTACACAGGCAGGGGTAACAGCAGCTTCGGCTATAGCAGCTATGCAAGAGAGTGCCGGTAAGACTTCAAGAGATCAGATCGCATCGACATATGATGCCTATAAGAAGGTTGTCGGTATCGTCATAGAGCTTATCAGACAGTTCTACGACATGCCCAGGCAGTTCCGTATCATCGGAGAACAGGGACAGCAAGAGTTCACAACATACACAAATGAAGGCCTTCAGCCACAGCCGCAGGGCATGGATTTTGGTGTGGACATGGGATACAGACTTCCCGTGTTCGATATCGAAGTCAAGACAGAGAAAGAGAATGCTTACTCACAGGTATCGCAGAACGAGTTGGCTCTTCAGTTCTATAATCTTGGCTTCTTCAATCCGCAGTTCACAGACCAGGCACTCACATGCCTTGACATGATGGAGTTCAAGGGCAAGAGCATGGTGCTTGAAAAGATACAGGCCAATGGAAGCATGTATGATCAGCTTGTGCAGACACAGCAGCAGCTCTTACAGGTATCCGAGATGGTTGATCAGCTTACGAATGGTGAGACACAGATGGCAGACCAGGCGGCACAGATGATCAATACAAGCATGGGACAGGCCACACCTGGGGGAAGTGCAGACGTAAGCCTTAATGATGGTGACACAGGCATAGTCGGGAAGGCAAAGGCAAGGGCGCAGGCCGCCACAGCACCAAGATGACAAAGATAACATACTTTGAAGATGGTGATGAGATAAGCGTAGATATAACGGGACATGCCGGATATGCAAAGAAGGACATGGACATAGTGTGTTCAGCCATATCAATGCTTGCATGTACCCTGCTTAATTACTTGTCCATTGATAGTGATGAATTCAATTACATACAGCAGGAAGGGCATGTGTGGGCAAATGCCAAAGGCACCAATGTACCCACAGCGTTTCATGTGATCATGACAGGATATCATCTGCTAGAGGACAATTACCCCGAGCATATTGAGGTTGCTAGGGGGTGTTGTATGCAGAGGTCTCCTTGAATGATAGATTATAAATAAGGTCGTGACTTACCACAGAAATTGAAAGGAGCAGTCTATGCCCAAACTTTTATTTAACCTTCAGCTTTTCGGAGAGGAAGGTTCGGCAGATGCAGGAGAGTTCGCCGGCTCCATAGCGGAAGTTTCCGAAGGGGAAGGAGTAGCTACCACAACCGAGGAACAGCCTGTCGCACAGGTAGATGAGTGGGACACACTTATCAAAGGGAAGTACAAGGAACAGTATGGCAAGGCCATAAACGATGCTGTAAACAAGAGGTTCAAACATCAGAAGGATCTACAGGGGCAGATTGATGCCATTGATCCTATCATCAGAACAATAGCACAGAAGTATGATGTCAAGGCAGATGCTCTTGGCAATATACCTATCAATGTGCTACAGCAGAAAATCGATTCAGACAATTCCTTATATGAGCAGGAAGCCTACGAGAGAGGCATGTCTGTCGAGGATCTGAAAACAATGAAGTCTCTTGAGAGAGAGAATGCACAGCTACGCAGAGCCACACAGTACACGGAAGAGCAGAGAGAATGGGATGCACTTGTTGCCCAGGGTGAAGAGTTAAAGCAGACATATCCTGCTTTCGACATGGACAATGAGATGTTAAATCCACAGTTCGGTAAGCTCCTGGCTACGTTTCAGAGAAGCGGTTTTCCGAATGCGGTACAGATCGCATATGAAACGGTACATCGTGATCAGATTATGGGCGGTGCTATGCAGTATGCAGTCGAACAGACAAAGCAGAAAATCTCTAACAGCATTCAGTCCGGCATGACAAGGCCGCAGGAAAACGGTACAAGTCAGACAGCAGCCGGTGCGCCTACAGCACTAGATCCAAGTAAACTTACCCGAGAAGAGATAGCAGACATTAAAAGGAGAGCAGCTCGGGGTGAACGAATAACATTCTAATCTCCGAGTGAACGGACAACACATTTAGTGAGTGTTGCCCCTAACCTTCAATAGTTAAAGGAGAAAAGAAATGGAAAAGTTTATTTTTGATCTTCAGCTTTTTGCTGATCCCAACACACAGACCACAGAAAAGAACACACCTGGGGTAAACGATTTATCGTCTACCATGAAAACCTTCTACAAGACTTCCCTGCTTGAGAATGCCCGTAACGAGCATTACTATGCACAGTTCGGTCAGAAGCAGCCTCTTCCCAAGAACGAAGGTAAGAAGATCGAGTGGAGAAAGTTCGATACGTTTGAGAAGGCTCTTACCCCGTTGACAGAAGGTGTTACACCCGATGGACGTAACATCAACATGTCAAAGATCGAGGCAGAGATACATCAGTATGGTGACTACACCACAGTATCAGATCGTCTTGAGCTTGAAGCGGTTGATCCTATCATCACGCTTACAACGGAAGAGCATGGCGCACAGGCCGGTGATACCATTGATACCCTTACAAGGGATGTCGTAATGGCAGGCTCAAACGTCATCTATGGCGGCACAAGCATTTCTTCCAGGTCTGCACTTGCAAACACAGATACTCTTACACCTACGCTTATCGACAAGGCAATGACATTCCTTAAGAAGATGAAAGCTCCCACCATTAACGGTGATTATGTAGCTATCATTCATCCTTCTGTAGCGTTTGATCTTCGTGAGAGCCAGGGATGGGAAGATGTTCACAAGTATGCACAGCCGGCAGAAATCTACAACGGTGAGATCGGAAAACTTCACGGAGTACGTTTTGTAGAGAGTACGGAAGCAAAGATATACAAGGGTGCGCCTCTTACGGAAGATGCAGCAAATCTTACGGTTAAGTCAGGCGGTGTTTCGGGTTCTACCACAGTTCCTCTTACAGAGGCAGTTACATCGGCCGAGGCAGAAGCACTTGCAGGACGTAAGATCATTATTGGCACAACGGCAAACGAGATCGTTAGTGCGCTTGCAGGCTCCGCAGGAAGTGCAACACTTACTGTTAAGACAGCGGCAACAGCAACAGCTTCAACAGTTATCTATCCAGGAGAAGGCGGTGCGCAGAATGTGGCTGTATACGGCACAATATTCATGGGCAAGGATGCATACGGTATCGTAGAGCCTTCAGCAGAATCTCTTGAGGTTATCGTCAAACAGAGAGGTTCAGCCGGCACAGCAGATCCTCTTGATCAGAGGTCTACAATCGGTTGGAAGGCAAGTCATGCTGCAAAGATCCTTTACCAGGAAAGACTTGTCCGTGTTGAGACCGGCTCATCGTACGGTTCAGTAGACGAGGCAAACTAAAAGGAGAGATGATTATGGCAGCAAGAAAAAATACTACTTTAGCAGAATTGGAAGCCGAGATAATGGAACAGCCTGCAAAGGCAGTACAGGAAGTTGATCCCTGGAAAAAGAAAGTAACAATAAGAATACCCAAGTCAGTAGACGGTTCGGCAAACTATCTGATTGCATCGGTCAATGGCAAGGTGTTCAAGATCATGAAGGGTGTCAACGTAGATGTTCCGGCTCCTATAGCCGAGGTTGTAGAGCATATGTTTGAGGCAGAGGAAGCAACAGAGCTTTTCATAGCCGCACATGCCAATTAATCAGAATAAAGGGGATGGGATGATCCTGTCCCCTTTTTTTAAGAGGTAACACATGACAGTAGAGGCAATGATCGAACAATACAATATGGAGAGGCCCAACAGCATCGAAGATAACGTAAAGAGAGAGTTCTTGCGTAAATGCGATGCAAATCTCATTGATAACGTGATCCTGCTCTATGATCCGAAGGACGGAGAGAGAACACCCGAGGAATGGCAGAAGTATCTTGATACGTTTTCATATAACACAGAGCTTATCTTGAAAGAGCCTTTTGATGATGCGTATATCTATTACCTTGATCAGAGGATAAGCCTCAATAACAACGACAAGGCAAGGTTCAATGCAGCTTCAGCCTTATTCAACAATATGCTTCTTGCATATAAGCAGAAATATAATCGTGAGCATTACCCGAGGCAGACCAGGAAAATGCTCTTACAGCATGAGGTATTGAGCTAATGTTCTTACCACAGGTCGAGGAAAACATCAATCAGAACAATCTCATACAGCAATGGAGAGGATATAACCATAACTATTCTATAGGTATGGGTGAGTTCTACGACATGGAGAACATGTCTTGTGACGGTTTTCCTATCATGATGGCAAGACAGCTCCGGCCCACACTTCTTAATGCCGTTCATGGCTACAGGGGAATTCTATACACAGATGGTTCCCTGGCATGGCTTGATGGCATGGTATTCCATTACAAAACCTGGATGATGGATTTGTCCGATGTCGCAGACGGTGTAGTTGTAGAGTATGATCCTAACTTTGAGGATGAGCCGGATGAAGAGCCTATCATATGGCAGGATGTAAACCTTGTTAGATACGGGGGATATGTCCTTATAATCATGCCCGATACACAGGACAGCATATGGGTGAACATATCAGATGATCCTTTGAAGCGTTCTGCAGGGAAGATAACAAGTACATATGAGAGTGGTGTAGGAGTAACAATAACTTATTCTCTTTCGACAATAGACGGTACACCGTATGACAATGTTACGGTGTCGGGTACGGCACCTGTAAATCCGAGTGAAGGTGATTATTGGCTTAATAATACAGCCGGTGAGGTTGGTTTATACATATATCTTAACAGTTCATGGCAGCCGGTAGCCACAACATACATAAAGATATCAATTACAGATGCAGGGTTTGATGATTATTTTGCAGTCGAAGATATCATTGACATGAATATTGCGGCTACAAGGCTTAAAGATATAAATAACGGCAGCATGATACAGGCCATTGGTGATAGTTTCATTGTTGTCATAGGTATCATGGATGTTGCATCGTTCACAGAAGAGACCACAACAGGCTATAAGCTCAAAATCGAGCGCAAGATGCCCGACATGGACTATATATGTGCCGATAAGAACAGGCTTTGGGGATGCAAATACGGATATGACTCATCCGGCAACATGATCAATGAAATATATGCCTCAAAGTTGGGTGATTTTAAGAATTGGTATTCATATCAAGGCCTGTCTACAGACTCATATGCCGCCACAATAGGTACACCAGGGGCATTTACGGCATGTATTTCGTATAACAATTATCCGACATTCTTTAAAGAGAGTGCGATTATCCGTGTAGCAGGCAATTATCCTGCAGAATACAACGTATCCGTACTAGATGCAAGGGGAGTACAGAATGGCTCCTCAAGATCATTGGCTGTAGTCGGAGAGGCGCTTTTCTATAAGGCTCCTGGGGGAGTGATGGCCTATGATGGTTCCCTTCCGAGGATGATATCTGAAGAGTGGGGCAAAGATGAATACTACTACGATGGAGTAGCCGGAGTATACGGCAGTAAATACTATATCCAAGTTACAAATACATTTGGTGGTTATAGAATGTTTGTCTATGACTCGCAGCTTGGCTTATGGACAAGGGAAAATCAGATGTCCCTTCTTGGATTTGCCGGTTCAAATGACGGTAAATTGTTTGCATATACGCTTGAATCTATCTTCGGGTTCGGCAATTCCGACAATGTTCTGTATACGAACAAGCAGGTAAGTGAAGAGTGGGTATATTGGCACCTGGAGACAGGTGATATGGGCCTTGATGTACCCGAGTTCAAGTTTGTGTCGAAGTTGATATTAAGAGCCTATATCCCGATAAGAAGTGAGGTTATGGTTCAGATATCATACGATGACAGGCCTTATGAGCCGATAAGTGATATCCGAGGAACAAATGAGATTATGACTTTTGTTATGGATGTAGTTCCATACAGATGTGATCATTACAGGCTCAAGATCAATGGACATGGCGCAGTAAGGTTGTATTCACTTATCATCAAGTACAATGCGGAGAGTGAAGAGAATGAATATCATATTTGAGAGACCAACACTTAACCGCACAACAGATAAAGAAAACATAGCCTTGATCGACAGGTGGATTGCAGATACCGTTGACAAGCTCAATATAGATCCCGAGCTTGGAAGTGGCGGTGATGTACCTACAAAATTGTCTGAATTAGAGGATGACAGCACACACAGGACTGTTACAGATGCAGAAAAGGCTTCATGGAACAGTAAGCCGAGCAGCGCAAACGTCTATCAGACAACCGATGCAACAGCCACAACCATAGACGATGCCGATTATGTACCGTTTTCCTCTACATCCGGCAAACGGAAGATAACCTTAACAAACATAAAGGCAAAGCTCAAGACGTACTTTGACACATTGTATGCGGCAATATCCCATACACATACTAAAAGTCAGATCACAGACTTTCCTACGCTAGGAACAGCGGCAGCAAAGGACGTACCGGCAAGCGGTAACGCATCGACTACGCAAGTAGTGATGGGTGATGATACAAGACTTACGGATAGCAGGACACCAACAAGTCATACGCATACAAAGTCACAGATTACGGATTTTCCAACACTTGCTGCAGTTGCTACAAGCGGAAGTTATGATGATTTAATAGACGAGCCTATAAATCAAACAGCAGATCAGTATGATACGACTGTATCATTATGTACCAGGTCAGAAAAATACAGGTGGAATGAAGCATATTACGACTATCTTCATAACAGCCTGGATTGGTATTCGGGATCGGCAAATGTAGGAGCAACATCTGTAAGCATTGAAATAGGATCTTTAGTTAACGAGATAGTTTGTCTTTTAGCAGAAGGTCAAGGCGGATCGGGAGACTTATATAATCAAAAAACACCACTTAAATATAAGAGTGTAGAATTTCCGAGATCGGGAAATAATTATAACCTTATAATTCGTTTTCCATCTGCTTTAACTTCAAACACGGATTTTCAAGTAGCTACAAAGAGATAATATAAAGGAGAATATTATGCCGGCAAAGATCAGATCATTACATGAAATAACAAGAGACTCGGAAACGGGTGCTATAACAGGCCGTACTTTGGTATATCCCGATACTATTGTGTCAGCTATACATATGCTTGATGGCAGGAGAACACTTGATGATGCGTTAGGTGATTTGAGTGATGATTCGAGCGTAACAACCTTCAACCAAAATGGCACTATCACAAGAGTTATGACTAACTCGGGAATGATCATAACAACAGAGTTTGGTGACAACGTTATCACAGAGACATGCACATATTCGGATGCTACACCGTATTACATAAAAACAACAACCTTTAACAATAACGGAAGCATAACCGTTGTCAAGGAATATGCAGACAATACAGGGGGAGATGACTGATGGATATTAACGTAGCAGGACTTAATAAGGTAACGTGTAAATCAGACAGTTCTCACAATGGCAGAACAGTCACTATTTCTGACGGGACAAATACCTGGAGTGGCACTATTGCCAACATTACAGGTATCGGGTATGCCTGTATATTTATGATCCCTTCAATGCCGGCTCCGGCAAAGAAAAAATATACAGTTATCCTTAAAAATTCCGCAGGAACAGGCACAGAGTATTCCAGGAATATAGAGTTAGGCTTTGGTGATTCTATTATCGTGGGACTTTCTGAAAATGATGAAGTTGTAACAAAAGGGACGGTGCCTACAGCGACATCATCACGCACAGGCGGTGTGAAGATAACAGAAAGTACAAGTAACGGTATCTATCTTAATAATGGCAGCATAGAGCTTAAAACAGCAACGTCATCACAAAAAGGCGGTGTTAAAGTCACAGACAGCACTTCTAATGGTGTTTATATGAGTGGTGATCAGTTAAAGACAAATGTAGCTTCATCATCGCAGATCGGGTGCATGAAAACAGGCACAGGACTGACTGCTTCAAGCGGTGTTGTAAGTTTGAATACAGCAACAGAGAACAGTCTAGGCGGCATCAAAATAGGAAATGGTTTGAAAATAGAGAGTGGTTCTGTAAGCGTAAAACCGGCAGGATCAACATCATCTACTAGAGGTGCTATATACGTTTCAGCGGAACAAGGATTTACATTAGATAGCGATGGTGAATTACATCTCAAGAAAAGTACAGGCATTACAACAGATAGTAGTGGGTTAAAATTATCCCCTGCCACAACATCATCTCTTGGCGGTGTTACAGTAGGGAATGGTTTATATGTTTCAAGCGGAAATTTACATTTAGATCCGACATATTCATATTGTGTAGCTTATACATCACAGTCATATACTATTGATGCCCATAATGAAGATAAAATAACAATAACATATTCGGGAACATCAAAAATTAACGCTTTAAGATATGGGGTTCCTATATGGGTAAAGAGATATGATAGTGAAAATGCTCAAATGATAGGCCATGTAATGAGCATGTCGATTGCCTCATCGTCTATTACGTTTGTGGTGAGTATGCAGAATTTAGGATTAGATGATGTTACGATTTCTAGCGGTCAAGCATTTAGAGTTTATTATACAACGTTTTATTAAGGGGGGAGTGTAGGTCATGGCGAATAAAAAGGACAATATTGAATTAACTAAAAACACACCTTCTTCGATTGATACCAATTATATCAATTATGGCATGGCTTATGGCGGTGGTAGTTCGCAGAGTGGATCTGATTCTTACGGAAGCAGTCAGACACAAAGCCAACAAGAGTCATGGGGACAGAGTGGTTCTTCTTCGGACTCATATACGTCATCTCATAGCGAAGGCGGTTCAAGTTCGCATAGCGAAGGCGGCTCATCGTCAAGTTCCAGGGGCGGCTCATCGTCAAGTTCGCAGGGTGGTTCATCGTCAAGTTCGCAGGGCGGCTCCGCATCGAGTTCATATGGCGGTTCTAATTCAAATTCCAGGGGCGGTTCTAACTCAAGTTCGTATGGCGGCTCTAACTCAAGTTCACAGGGTGGTGGATCATCACAATCATATAATACAGGCGGCAATTCACAGACATCCTATGGTAAATCAGCAGCCACAGGACAGGTATCCGACAGAACACAGCAGATGTTTAATCAGTCCACACAGGGATATCAGAGATCCCAGGCTGTAGAAAATGCCTATGCTAACCTTCAGAATGCCATTGATAGTAAACCCACATTTCAGTCAAAGTATGAGGACAAGCTCAATGAGATATATGACAGGATCATGAATCGTGAGGCATTCTCATATGACTTCAACAAAGATGCAATGTATCAGCAGTACAGGGATATGTACCAACAGCAAGGCAAACGTGCTATGCAGGATACAATGGGACAGTTATCCGCTATGAATAACGGATACGGTTCCTCATATGCGCAGTCAGCCGGACAGCAGGCATACCAGGGATACTTGCAGGAATTGAACAACAGAATACCCGAGCTTCGGCAGCAGGCTCTTGCAGAATATGAGAGAGAAGGCAGCAGGCTTAACGAGCAGTACGGTCTTACAAATGATCAGTACAACCGTGAATATGGACAGTACAGAGATACAGTAGGGGATTGGCAGAACGACAGATCCTTCAACCAGGGTATGTACCAGGATGAGAGAAACTTCGATTACGGGCAATATCAGAACGATAGATCATTTTGGCAGAATGAATATTGGAATGAGAGAAATGCCGAGCAGACTAATTACAATCAGTCGCAGGGTACGAATTGGAATGAAGGTCAGCAGAATAGCTCAAATTGGCAGAATACTGATAGTCGTAATTGGAATGACACGAATTCAACGAATTGGAATAATTCAGCCTCACAGAATTGGAATAATTCAGCCTCACAGAATTGGCAGGACACCAACAGCCGTAATTGGAATGACACGAATTCAACGAATTGGAATGATACTAATTCAACGAATTGGCAGAATACCGACAGCCGTAATTGGTCTGATACTAACTCACAGACACATACCGATACAACAGGGTGGAATTACAACAACAGCAACACCGTAAGCAACACGCAGAACGAAAACCATCAGACAGGGTGGAACAACGAAACGAATTGGAAAACGGACAATTCCGGCAGATCGTCAAGCAATAGTTCATCAAATAATGTATCCAAAACAGTAGCATGGAGTAGAGATACCACAGGTGGCACAGACTACAATTCCGCTAACCTGGCAAGGCAGTTATATTACGCATACAAAGATGGTGGAGACGAGGCACTCAATGAAATGAGAGACGGTCTCAAAGCAAACGGCCTTGTTGTGGGAGATACAAAGTACACGTTTACAAACAAGGATCTTGACGAGCTTGAAAAGAAGGCAAAGATCATTTCAAGTCAGATGAAGGGTTACGGATACAATTCAAATATTTATTAGGAGTAAATGAGTATGAGCGCATGGGATGAGTACCAAAAAGCATTGAGAAGCACTACAAATACAGGTGGTGCTTCTTATTCCAATTATAGAGATCCGTTTGACGCATATCAGAGATATCGTTCTGAATTGCTTGGAAGGGAATATGAAGAGACCGAGAAGGAAAGAGAACGTAGAGAGAAGGAAAGACTACGCAGAGAAAAGCGTGAGGCGAAGAACGATCCGTTTGCCGAGGCCGAGAGAAGAGATCAAGAGGCTATTGCTACCTGGGGAGATGATGCTCTTGGCGCAAATAAGCCGCAGGGCATTATGGCTAGAGAGATGCAGGCAAACAGGGATGCAATCATAAGGCAGGAAGAGGCCGAGTTAAGGGCAAGGACTGCTACACAGCCTTCTGCTTCGGGGTATATTACAGCCGGTGGTGCGACAAATGCAATAGATTTCCTTAAATTACAGACTCCGGCAGCAGAAGATCAAAAAGATGAAAGAGATGAAACGCTTGCAAGAACACAGAGAACAGTTGACAGAATCAAAGCCGAGACAGAACAGGACGGTTTACTGTATAAACTTGGAATAAAAAAGGCACAGCCTGTAAGCAAACAGGAAGATGATATCAAAGAAAAACCTGTATCCGAGGAAGTCAAAGCACTAGACAAACAGTTATTACAGCAGCTTGATCAGAAGATCAATACAGGCAGAACACTTACCCCCGATGAAGAGGTACAGTATTCTGAAGCAAAATTACGTCAGTATTATAAGCAGTATCCAGGGTTGGAGAAACTTATAACAGAGCATAATGACTACCATAGTGCTTCTAATGCATTCTTGAATAGTGATGAGGATGATTTTAAGAAGTCTATGTATATGACAAAAACACTTGCCAAAACGCAGGATGTTGAAAATCGTATCAAAGACTTGACAGGATGGAATGATGACGAGCTTGCCGGAGTATTGAAATATGCAAACAGAGCGCAAGACAGGAAAGATACGGAAGCAGATACCAAGAAGTATGAGATAGATACGAATGCTCCTTTAAGAGGACAGGCTCAAAAAGGATATGAAAATACAAAATATTCCCTTCGGAATAATGGGGGAGTAGAAAACTTCATTGCTTGGGGAGAGCAGTTCTCTAATAAACCTAAAGGGTTCGGCACAAATACAGATAACGGCATTTACAGGAAGATCAACAATTCTAATGCAGCGGTTACAGAAACAACAAAGGCTATACAAAAAGATGCAGAAAAGATTGTATCAAAGGCACTTGGAGAGGAAAAGGGCAAACTTGCCGGAGATTTAGCAGGGAGAGTATATCAGTCGGGAGTATCCGCTCTTGATTCGGAGTTGACAAAAATTCCTGGCCTGATAGTTACGGCAGCAACAGGAAGTAAAGCGGCCGGTGATATAGTCGGTCTCGCTCCTTATTATTTCAAATCATTCAATAATGATTATATGGAAGCACGTAACAAAGGTGCTACAGATGAAGAAGCCTGGGGCAGGGGTGTCATGGGCGGCCTTATTGAAGTTGGTACAGAGCTTGTCGGCATGGACAATTTTGTAAACAACTTAATGGGCGAAAAAGCAAGCAAGA